TACCCCCTCTAAAATAAAAGGAGAAACAAAATGTTCGATAATTGGTTTAAAAGTTTAGATGATTTACACAGTTATAAATACTGGAAAAAAGAAGTTATTAAATTTAATAAAAAAGTAATGCAGTTTTGGAAAGACGCATTTGACGATTTAACTAATAACAAAAAAGATAAAGATGAGTAATTTTACTGGAACAGGTGTAATCGTAGCAAATGATGTAACAAGCTATCAACCTGATGCGTTTAGTTTTGGTATTGCGTCAGGAGATTCACAAACAACATTCTTTCTTGCTCAGACTACAAATGATATTTTAAGAGATTTAAGAATAAGATGGTGGCAAACTTATAAAACAAATGTCTATACTGACATTACAGTTTTAAACACAGTAGAATTAGACGCAACAAAAGTAAATTTAGATCAGTTTAAACGTGCTGGTGTTTATTTATTCTTAGGAAGATTTTTACTTCCAGCTTTAGCAAAGTTCAGACCCGAAACTGAAAAAGATAGATTTGAAAGAATGGCAGAATACTATATGTCTCAATACAATGTTGAGTTCCAAAAGATATTAGAAGATGGTGTAGAATACGACAGTTCAGGAGATGGCACAATCACTACTGCTGAGAGAGAAAACTTACACGGATATAACAGACTTCAAAGATAATGGCTGTTACAATAAAAATTAACGACAAACAATTCAAACAAGAATTTGAAAAGTTCCAAAATAAATTATCAAGAACGATAGAACAAGGTGTATTACAAGCTGGGTTTCAATTAGTTACGATAATTAGAGAACTTACTAAAAAAGGTATAGACAAAAATAGAAATAGATTTGCACCTTATTCTGAGGGATATTTAAAGCATTTACAAAAAAAAGGTTATCCAACTAAAGTAGATTTATGGTATTCAGGAAGAATGTTAGGTGCATTAACACCTGATTCTAAATCAGTAAAAAAAACTGGTAAACATAAAGTAACAGTTGGTTTTAGTAATGCAGAAATGAGAACTAGAGCATTATTTAATCAAGTATTAAACGAACCAAAAAGAGAATTTTTTGGCTTTAACAAAAGAACAGAAAACATTATAGTAAAATCTTTTGAAAAATTTTTAGATAAAGAATTACAATCATTTGGAATATGAGCATAAGAGAAAACATAGCATCAAATTTATTAACGACTATATCTGCAATATCTAGTCCAGCAATTAAAAAAGCTACTAGACAACCTTTTATTTTAGATGAATTATCTGAACAACAATATCCAGCAGTAATAGTACAAACTTCTTCTGAAACTAGACAAGACTCAGAATTAGGTAGTGGTGCAAAAACAAGACACGGCACTATTGAATTTTTAATCTTAGGTTTTGTTAAAGGTGCTGAGTCTAATATAGATACAGCGAGAAATGCTTTAATCACGGCTATTGAAACTGCCGTAGAAACAGATATTACTAGAAATGGTAATGCGTTAGATACAATGGTCGTATCTTGTGAAACTGATGAGGGTAGTTTGTTTCCTGTTGGTGGTATCAGAATGACTATTAGATGTATGTACGAATATCAATCAGGAACACCATAAGGAGATAAACAATGAGTAAACACTTAGATAAAATAGAAAAGAAAATAGAACAAATAGAAAAGCACCACGATAAAGCATCTATGTTATGTGAAGAAATTAAAGATTTAATAGCAGAATTACAAGAAAACCAATTAGATGACGAACCTGAAAATTACGAGGATTTAGAGGACGAAGATTTAGATGAAGAATTTGATGACGAAGATGAAGTCATTGATGACGAAGAATAAATCTGTTATATAGAATAATGGCTAAAGATATTAAGTTATACAAAGACGGATATGAAGTTTTAATTAACGAAAATAATCTTGCTCACTATTTAAAACTTGGATATAAGCAAGAAATCCAAGAGAACAAAATAGAAACAAACGAAGAAACAAATATAGAAAATAAGGAGAACAAATATGGCAACTCATCACGGAAAAGAGGGAGTCGTAAAAACTGGGGCTAATATAACTGGAGAAGTTACTTCATTTACATTAGAAACATCAGCAGACGTTGTAGAAGATACAGCTTTAAGCGATTCAGCAAAAACATTTTTAGCTGGAAGAACATCATTTAGTGGCACAATCGAGTGTAACTTTGATGAAACTGATACTTCACAAGAAGAATGTACTGTTGGTTCTAGTTTAACTTTTACACTTCTACCTGAGGGTAATGCTAGTGGAGATGCTTCGTATTCAGGAACAGGAATTGTTACTGGTATGAGTATTTCTAATCCACTTGATGGAGTAATTACAAGATCAATTACTTTTCAAGGAACTGGTGCATTAACTGTAGCAACTGTATAATAGTTATTTATGAATGTTATAGATAGAGCAAAGTCTCATTTTGAGAGTTTAGGAACTCAATCAATAGAAGTTCCTGAATGGAAAGATGATGACGGCAAACCTACTATTGTCTATTGGAATCCTATTACTTTATCAGAAAAGAATAAATTATTTAAAAAATCAGATAATTTATCTGATGTAAGTATTCTCGCAGATATTTTAATAATGAAAGCATTAGATAAAGATGGCAATAAAGTATTTACTCTTGAAGATAAAATAGCATTAATGCACAAAGTCGATTCTGATGTTTTATCTCGCTTAGCAACTGCAATGGTACAGGCAATCTCAGTTGACGAGGTAAAAAAAAACTAAACTCTGATCCTGAAATTAAAAATTTACTTGTAGTCGCAGATAGATTAAAACTATCATTATCCGAACTTTTAAAAATGGAAGTTTGGGAGTATAATCATTGGTTAGCTTATCTCTTGGAAGAACAAGAAATACAGCAAGGACAAATGAAGAAAATGAATAATAGATAATGGCTCAAAATTTAGTTTTAAATATATTAGCACACGATAAAACCAAACAAGCACTTAGTGGTGTGCAATCTTCATTAGGTAGATTAAGAGCATCTATTTTTTCAATTCAATCAGCATTACTTGGTATTGGTGCTGGTGTCTTAACAAGATCATTCATTAACGTAGGTAGAGAAGTAGAAGAATTAGGTGTTAGATTTAATTTCTTATTTGGCTCAGTACAAGAGGGTCAAAAAGCATTTAAAGAATTAGTTACTTTTGCTGGTAAAGTACCTTTTACATTACAAGAAATAGCTACTGCATCAGGAAACTTAGCTGTTATATCAAAAGACTCAAAAGAATTAGCTAAAAATTTAAAAATTGTAGGTAATGTTTCTGCTGTAACTGGATTAGATTTTAGAACAACTGCTGAACAAATACAAAGATCATTTGCTGGTGGTATTTCATCTGCTGACATATTTAGAGAACGAGGTGTTAGAGCATTATTAGGTTTCAAAGCTGGTGCAACTGTTTCAATAGAAGATACTGTAAAAAGATTTGAAGAAGTATTTGGCGAGGGTGGAAGATTTGGTAGAGCAACAGAAGTTTTAGCAACTACATTTACTGGTACTTTATCAATGATACAAGACAAGATATTTCAGTTTAAATTAGGAGTTAATGAAGCTGGATTTTTTGATTTTATTAAAGGTGGTTTAGCAACCATAAATGATCTCTTAGAAGAAAATGAAACTGCATTAAGAGATTTTGCTAATACAATAGGAAAAAATTTAGTTGCTGTTATTAAATCTGCATTGATTGGATTTGGAGAAGTATTTAATACAGTAAAAGGAGTATTTAAAATTATTGGAACTGGTATTGCTGGAACAATAGATTTGGTTAAAGCATTACCTGAGGGTGTAAGAGAATTTGGTATATTAGGATTTTTATTATTAGGTCGTAAAGGTAAATTAGCAGTAATTATATTAGGTGGATTAATTAAAAAACTTGGAATTGACATTGAAGAAATGTCTAAACGATTAGGACTTAATACAGATGAAGCAAATGAGTTTGGAAAAGAATTATCTACAGTAGAAAAATTTATTAATAGAATTGAAGAATCAATCATTAGCAACACAAAAGAACTTGCTAAAATGAATGATGAGATTGCTAAAGCAAAAGCAGAAGCAGAAGCAACAGTAACTCCATTTATAGAAATGGCAGATAAGATTAAAGGTAGTATCAATAAATCTTTAAAAGAAACAAGTGATTTAGCTAATAATGTTACAAAAGTTTTACAATTAGGTATAGATGGTTTTTCTAAAGGTATTGCAGAATCAATAGTATTAGGTAAAGAATTAAATACTACTATGAAAGATTTAGGAAGAACATTAGCAGTAGAAGTATTATCAACTTTAATTAAAATCGTTGCACAAAAAGCTGTAATCTATTCAATAGATAAAGCAACTGCTATGATACAATCGAAAACTGGTTCAAAAGGATTATTCGGTTCTATATTAGGTATATTTGGTGGTAGTGGTGGTAGTGGTCTATTTCAAGGCGGTGTTGGCGGTGCAAGAGCATCAGGTGGAACTGTATCTAAAGGACAACCATATTTAGTTGGAGAACGTGGTGCAGAATTATTTATACCAAACAGCACAGGACAAATTGCTCAATCTGCTAGAGGTATGGGTGGTGGTGCAGTATCAGTTAATTTTAATATTAATACTTTAGATGCTAGAGGATTTGATGAGTTGTTAGTTAGAAATAGAGGAACTATAACTCAGATAA